GGTCTGATGAGTGGTTTGAAGTGGGTGCTTTCGTGTACAAGCACTTTGATGAGATGTCAGGTGTGTCGTTCCTACCGTACAACGAACATACGTATCAACAGGCACCATATCAGGAGTGTGGTAAGTCAGACTACAACACGCTCAAGTCACTTATGCCATCAAGCCTAAACTGGGAGGAGCTTGCAGATTACGAACAGGAAGACAATACAGCAGGTAGCCAGACGTTAGCTTGCGTAGGCTCGTGTGAAATTGTTGACCTAATGTGACCCGTAAGAAACCTCTGGAAGGTCAAACATTCGGCACCCTTACTGTTGTAGGGGTGTCGGAGGTATCCAGAAACGGACACTATCGCTATCATGTCAGTTGTGAGTGTGGGGTAGAAAAGACAGTGCTTGGCACCCACTTGGTCTCAGGCAAAACTATTTCCTGTGGCTGCAAGAAGGGTGGCTGGAAAAATTGGAAAGGTTCGGGGACTGTCTCGTCAACGTACTTCAGTTCTGTAAAGAGGGGGGCTTCTGGCAGCAAGGGCCGCAAAGAGATACCCTTCGATGTAACGATAGAGTTCCTCGCAGACCTGTTAGACAACAAGCAGGGGGGTAAATGTGCAATATCGGGGCTTTCAATCAGTATCTATGATAAAACAGCTTCGTTAGATCGTATAGATAGCTCTAAGGGCTATTTATCTTCCAACGTGCAGTGGCTACACAAGGATATAAACATGATGAAGAGGCACTACAACGAAGATTACTTTAGGTACCTTTGTAAGATAGTGTCGCAGCAAAAATAAAGAGAGATATAATGTACACCATAATAACCCGTGACCAATGTAGCTTTTGTGATGTAGCTAAGGCCATACTAAAGAGTAAGGGACTGCCTTATGTAGAATACAACGTACACTCCCCAAGTTCTAGGTGGATATTAACCTTACTAAAGAAGACAAGCAACCCTACCGTCCCTCAGATATTTGACCCTTCAGGTGTTCTGATTGGCGGCTGTACACAGCTTCAGAAGTTACTAGAGGGGGAAGATCGTTAATGGAAGACTTCCCTGAGAAGCCTAGTCGTACTAGACGCAAGACTACCTACAAGGGTGCTGAGAAGAAGGCTACATCTGGACTTATCGCTAAGACAACTAAGCAAGGGGAGCTTATTACAGCCCTACAGAGTAGTCGTCAGGTCTTTATCCTTGGCCCTGCTGGCACTGGTAAGACGTATGTTACAGCAACCCATGCTGCTGATCTGTACACGACAAAGCAGATTGATAAGATCGTTATAACAAGGCCCCACGTACCTGTAGGCAGAGACTTAGGGTTCTTAAAGGGTGACCTTACGGAAAAGACTATGCCTTGGGCATTACCTGTATTAGATGTATTGGAGAAACACCTTGGGAAAGGTACAGTGGAAACGGGGATCAAGAATGGCAACATTGAGATGGCTCCTTTGGCTCTTATGCGTGGGCGTAGCTTCGATAATGCCTTCATAATTGTAGATGAAACACAGAACATAACTACCCATGAGTTAAAGATGATCCTGACTAGGGTAGGAGAGGGAACTACTATCGTGCTTAATGGGGATGTGCAGCAGTCAGATCTTAAAGAAGCTGATGGTCTATCAAAGATTATTCACTTGGCTAAGAAGTATATGCTGCCAGTTCCAATTATTGAGTTTGGTGTTGACGACATCATCAGGTCAGACATCACAGCAATGTGGGTTAAAACATTCATGAAGGAGGGCATATGATGACACTGTTTGAAGGGTTACTCTTGTGCAATATCCTGATATCATCTTGGGTGACGTACACACTGGGGAAGGTTAAGGGTGACATAGAGATACTATACGAGGGGTTAGCCCTCACGATGGAAAAAAAGAGTATAAAATAGAAAAAGCCGTAGGCGTCCACTCAAGGATACCTACGGCTTTTTTGTGTCTTGTTGTAGTGCTTACTTACCGAAGAATTTAGAGACTGACCTCATCCCTATGCTGGCACTCACTATCCCTCCGAGGGAATATTGATACCACGTTGGCATGGACTGAAGTGAGGTAAACCCAGCTTGTACTATTTGATTACCCCAATCACCACAGAAGGCTAGTATCAGGGGAATACTGAAGAGTAGAGTTATCCACTCGTCCTTCCAGCTATTCTGTGTAGCTTGTATGGCTGCTATGTCCCAGTCAAGCTCACCAGTAAGCTGCTTCTTCTTTATCTCAGCTTCTGTTAGTTTAAGCTGTGTCTTACTGTCGATTATACTAGCAGCTAGTCCACCGATAGAACTTATGATCTGACCTATCATTTGCTGTATTTCTCCTCGTGTATGACCCTAGTGGGGGTTACCGTAGCCTTAGACTCCTTGCCCATCCATATGCCAAAGCACCCCGTAAGAGCGCCCATACAGACCGATACAAGACCACTTTGGGCTACGCTGGGGTCAGGTAGCGACATAAACCAATGTACAGCTTGATACGTCAGTATAGTGACTGCCAGCATCATTAGCCTTGGTAAAACTTTCCAGTCATCAAGTACTGTCATTACCATTTCCCTTGTTGTTGACCTATTATATAAAGAACTACGCCTAACCCAGCGATTCCAGCTAGGACTATTACCCCACCAAAAAACCAAGTGATCAGGGCCTGCTTCAGTTCCGCCTTTCTATAGGTAGTCTTCCTTCTTTGGGCGCGCACTTGACGAAGCGTGTCTTTGTATTCCTGTAGACCGTCCATCCCGTAGGTAAACTGCACAAGTATTTCAACCTCTTTCCGAAGAGCTTGCATTCTCTTGTGTGCTGAGAAAGCGTCAATCGCTTGTTGTTCAGCCGAGCCAGTGAGGGTTGCAAATATTCCGGGATTCTTGGCCTTGTCTGCCGCATAATTCACGTCTGACACAGCCCCCGCAAACTTAGATAAGGCACTTGAAGCATCACGACCTGCAAGCATTAAGGACTTTATGTTGCTTACAGCACTTGCCGCGACTGAAATAGCTGTAATCGGATCAATCATTATCTAAGTACCCCTTAGGACAAACATAGTTGTAGCTAACTTTATAAACTTTGTCATACCAACCACCGTTCTTAGTAAGTCCACAATCGTAGTAGCAGTATTGAAACAACCGATTACCATCATTAGTCCAAGCGTGATTAAAGGAAACTAAGGCTAGTACGCATAGCACTACTCAACACCCCAGCTACGCTCCATCATAACACGTATGGACTTTATATTCTCATCAATACGACCCATAGTTACAGCTTGTTGTTGTACTACCAATTCCAAGGTATTGATACGTGCTTCGTGGCGCATTAGGTCTCTAGTGTTATTGTCAATCGAACTGTTTAGTGAGGATACAAACCACACAAGAGCAATGGTCTGAGCCAATATGGCTAGTATAAAGGTTAGAGGGATTGATTTATTTAGGTGCCACGGAGTATCTTCCATAATCATTTCCTTGGTATTTCAAAGTGTGGTAGATCGTAGAACTTACCATCGTAAGCTGCTACAAGTTCTTCTGATGTTCCTTCCCATTCACGTAGGTCTTTTACTCTCCAGTTACCACCCCAGCGCAAGGCTATGTCCTCATCCTTACACGCTTGTATAACTGCATCAGCTACGGGATAAAAGTCTTCCCATTCCCACGACACAGGGTAAGGTACTAAGTCTATAGCATCTCCTGTTAGGTGTCGTGACTTCATCGTTTGTGACTTACCAGATTTGAACAACTCACGTTGACGAACTTCAGATCGAATACCTTCGATGATCGTGAAGTCTCTTGAGCTAATCTCAATGGCACGTTTCATAACTTGTACCATGTCAGGGTTTACACCTGAGAGCCTCTGTAGGCTACGTGTTCCTAGTTTGTATGACATTAGTTATTCCTTATTCTGGTGTAGTAGGCCAAGTTACGTTGTACGGGAAACCATCTTGGTCCGTAAGGTCTAACAAAGCTGTCCGATAGTCTACCCATTCGTTTTGTTTTTCTGGTGTAATATCAGCCCAACGGAGGGGGTTTGTAACAATAGGGTCTACTTCCTTCTCTAAGCAATAGTCTCGTTCACCCCTTACTTCAGCCATAAGATCATCCTCTGTCCTGAGGTCAACAAAAGAAGTAACACCGCCTGATGTGATGTGATTGTGATGATGCTGTAAAGCTAGTGTCCAAGTTCTGTCCTCAACCCCTACCTTTGGTGTAGGTATCGTACTGTGAATTTCAGGAGTGTACCAACCTAAGATATAGTTGTCTGTGTCTATGTGTGCGTATTTCATGTTTACCACCCTATTGAGAACATATTTTGGTAGTTAGCGCGGCTTGCACCTGTACCAAATCTTACATTCATCGTATAATACGAAGAGTTGCTAGTTGGATACCCGTTCCAGTTCTCATAATAACCTGAATATTGAGTGTATCCAAAGCCAAGACAAGCGTTAGGGAAAGTTATAGGGAAGTTCCTAGCACCGTGGGAAAATGACCACCTGTCCCACTGAAAGATAAAACCATTGCTTAGTGTAAGGTAACCAGCATTTCCAGTTACATCCCTAGCAGACTCTTTCAGTCCAAACGCATCAATAACAGCTTTAACCTTAGCTGGTGACACAAGGCTTTCCGTAGTCCCTGTACCCGCTTCCCAAGTGGCTGTCGCTTGATCCCCAAGTAACCCTGCTGTAACACCAGCAGTTGTAGCTACAATCGTATCATCTAGTATCTTAAATTCGTTAGAAGACTGATCTACATACCCTATACTAGACCAAGCATCGTCAGCCTCAGACCTGATCTTTAAGATTTGAGTTGTTGTATCATACCAAAACATA